TTCTCGTTTAAATGTACATTATGACCATAAAATTCAAACTCTCCATCTACTTTATGGATATAACCCAAAATAGGTCTATCACCAATAGACGGAAGTGCAGAAGCCATAGTTTCTTTAGAGATATAAGAATTGTTTAAGTTCCGCATCGTATGACAAGCCGTGAGTTCAACTTCAGTAAGTCCCTTTTTTGCAGTAGCTTCAAAAGACACCATACCGTCTGTCAGCACATGAATTGGCTTCTCATTGTTGTCATGACTTGAAAAAGAAGTAATGTTTTGGTGTGCCTTATAAAATTTTACAAGTTCATCAATTGTTATAATACCTTCCACGCATTACACCTCAGAAAAATAATTTATTAGTAAATTTAATATCATTTTGGGATTTAAACGTATACAATTTGCCATTGTTAACGAATACCCAATACATATCGTTTTGATACACACAATGAGTAATCTGCTTTAATTTTTCCGCAGTTTCTTTATTATTTGTAACAATAAATTTTTCCATCATCATGTACCCCTATCATCATTCTTTCCAGACACTCTTGCAGAAACACCTTCTTCAGATAAATCTTCTTCTGGCATTTCTGGTCTGCCCGATTTTTGATCTGAACCACTCATTGTATAAGAGTTCATCAGTGGTATCATCTGTTCTTTAATTTTAGAAGCGTTTTCAAAACGAATCTTATTCCAAGCTATCCAAGGTGTATCACCAAGAGAACACAGATAATCAATCGCAGAACCACCAAGAGTTGCCGCTTCTTTTTTCATCTGAACAAAATCGGCTTCGTTGTATCGTGTCTGATCGAAAATTTCTAACTCAAAACCATCAATAATATTATTCTTAATATAATAGTTCAGCCATGACTCTAAACGGCGCACATAAATAAACATGTTGCCAGTGTCATTAGCAATCGAGTATTTGATACCAGAAGCGTTTGTCGAACTACCAGAACTTACTACTAATTTATTTACACCCGCATTGGAAAACAAATTATTTATGTTTTGATTCAAAGTATCTGTATCGTCATTATTAGTTGATTTATCAAAATTGATAACCTCAAAATCATAAGGAGCAACACCAACACCAACTAAATCTGGAACACTATTTTCAATGATCGCTTGAAACTGATTTACCATTTCTAGTGAGATAGCAAAATCATCAATATCATTAGAATCCTTCATTAACGGAATTTTACCTAACAATAATTTATAATTCTGCAACTCCGTTTTAGATGCGAGAATAGCTTCTGTATCAATCAACTGTAAGAGAGAAACAAATAACGGCACAAAATAGGGGAGTGGCATATAAAATTCATCATCTGTTCCGCTAACGATGGTGCAGGTTTTTTCTGGTGTCAGTCGAAACCACTGAGCTGATCTTCCTATTTCTTTATATTGATTGTATCCATCAATGAAACACTGATCCCAACAACCAGAAGTATCTCCATCAACACCAAGTACAAATTGCTTATTTGTTCCAACATCAAAATATGCGGCGTTAAAATAAGTGATCCATTCACCAGATCCAGTTTTACCATAAACACGACAATACTGTACGTCCAATGGCATTAAAAACATGCCATCATCGTCTGATTCATACATAAATCCTGTAAATTGACCATCTCGAATCACACAAGAAATAATATTAAAACACTCTTTTTCCATCTTAAAATGATGAAAAGTTTTTAATATCTTCTGATAATTCGGCATAATGTTATCAATATCAATTTCTTCGCTTAAATCCATAGTTGGAATAATCGTGTAGCGATATAACGGCATAGTAGCATAGTATAAAATCAGCTTTTTATACACCATTGATACACGGGTTAGAAACCGAGATGCTTCACGGATATTATCAATATTATTGATAGGCGATTCGAGGTATTGTTGAATAAGAGTCTTTGTATGCTGTGTGAATGATTTCGTAATGTTTCTTGTTACATCACGCTGTAAAATTTGTTGAATCTTTTCAAAATTTTTAATTGTTTGCGCTCGTTTTCTCGTATGAGCATAATCTTCACTCGACATAGAACGAGTTATCATTTCCATTGACCGTTTAATATTGCGTTCTTTCGTTATTTTTCACCACCTATCTATATCGAGTTACCCGTTTCGGCATCCTCATATGAATCAACATTTGTGCTTCTTGTTCTTGCGTCTGCTTACGTATTTTCTTTTTTAATCTAATTTGTTGTGCGACATATAGGTTGTATTGCAAAGAAGAGTAGCGGTCTTTTCGCATACCATTCTTCTCTGTAATTCTAATCTTTTCTCCAACAACCTCATACTCCAAATTTATAAGTTCGTTAATAAGAGCAGATGTCTGCACATATGGATAAAGACATTTCGCCTTTTGAGCGGGATTCAATTTAGAATATCCCTTTTGATTATTAAAATATTCCTTCGATTGTAACTCTGTAATTGGTAATGTTAGCTTTTTATTTTGTATTTGCGCCCTCAGAGCAGTAGCAGTATCACTATTAAACGTAGCATTTGCCTTAATAGACCAAAATGCTTTATTAGCATTTGGCTCTTTACAACGTTCAGCCATAGATTCATCGTTAATACATTTTAATGCCTGATATTCAACGCCTAACTCTGGATCAAAACGATTAACAGCAATATAATCAGCCACGCCTAATCCAACACCATTCGTATCCATCACCAAATCCGTACAATTGAACCGATAGAATGTACGCATAATAATCAAACCTAATTCATCTGTAGTCAGTCCTTCATATGTATCAATCGAAACAATATGATTCATATAATCATAATCTGACACTGGAAGATTACGGTTAATAATCAGCGCAGATGCATCGTTATCGTGTTTTTTCGAGTTCATCAACGCAATATCGACAGATAAAATACGCCGTTCGTTAAATACTAATTTTGGTAACTTAAAGTGCATAGTAGAATAATCATAAGCTTCTAGCGGATAGATAATAGAATCTCGTTCAGTCCGTAACGGTTCAATATCAGAAAACTTAAAGAATGAACCATCCGTATCGCTGTACCATAATGAACCCATTTCAATATCAAATGACATCTGATCGAAATCATCTTCGGACATTTCATCTTCAATCTGCTCACGCATCAGTAATCCTTCTTTAATAGAAAGCTGATATGGCAATGCACAGACAAAATATCTCTTTGTATGATCCAACATATTCTTCACAAAAGAAACAAATCTTTTATAAGACCAATGGCTTTTATACCATGCACTAGTCGCATACATTTCCATATTACGTTCTTGTAAATGAACGTATTCTGGTTTATCTAAATATAACGGATGACGAGGATCTGTTAAGAATTTCTTCAATACATTATCTATGATCTTTTTCGCAACCATACGGTATTCATCGACAATCACGATATTGGCACGATTATGTCTGGCATTATCATCAGAAGTAACAACTTTAATAGTTGAACCATTTCTCCATTTACAAATTGGTTTATTTACACCAGTGTGTAATTCTTCAATTTCATTACGAATATTGGCAGAACCCCACGTGTAGTTTTTACAAAATTCTTCATCAATCTTTGTTAAGATTTCCAATGCTTGACCTTTTGTACCAGAAGCAATAACAATCTTCGTGCCTGGATATAAAATGCATCTACAAATACAGAATAGTGCAAGTAGCCACGATTTACCCTGACCACGTGCCGCCACGTATATCACATGAGTCGAATGCATCATTTCATATAAATTTATTTTCTGAAATGTCTTTAACCCAGTGATATTGCAATAATCAACACAAAAACGTTGTGGATTCTCACGGTAAAAAGTACCACGTTCTGCCACAACATACATCATTTGTTCTACTTTGTCTTGAAATACTTGTTTCGTTGTTTTCGACAATTTATCACCGCCTTATTCCTCAAGGTCATGACCAAAGATATTGTCAAAAGCAATTTCTGTATCTGATTCACCTTCATATTCTGGTTTTTTCACGGTATACTTTTCTATAAACCGTCTGTACAAGTGAGAGAGTGGATTTTTAATTTTCAAATTCTCACACATGTGACCACGATAGAACACATCAATATACTGTCCAATACGATCTACATCCTTTAGTTCTGGGTCAATATCTGGACATGGACGTTCGGTTTCCCATTTTTGAATCAGAGTACCAAAGGTTTGCGCTTCTGAAAAAGCATCCAACACGTTTTGTTTTGGCGTTAAATTTCCAGAGTTCATTAACTCCTGTAAAGTTTTATATAAGTCTTTAGTCGGCAAATCATCTTGATTAGCCTTGCGGATTTTTAACTGTGTTTCAGCAATACTCTGTAACACAATTTCCATAGACTTAGTATTACACTCATAGCGGGTACTCCAATCTTTATACTGCTCATATAAAAACTTATAATCTTCTGTAGAGTATCCACGCCCGAAACGTGCTATGGTGTCTTTTAACTGCTCCTTCGTAAGTCCATACTCACTTAAATTCTGCGTTGTATCACTCGATTGCTCAAAACTCATAGTACGATAATTTGCATTTCTTTGTAATATACCTAAATACTGCTCATTAACATACATAACTTTTGTTGGGTCTGAATTGTTTTTAACCATCTCTTGCGCTGATTCATAAATAGAATCAATAAACGGCAAATCTATTAGTTTTAATCCTTTTTTTAACGTATCAATATTTTCATACTTGATACCAGTTCCAGTATCGGTTGGGATTATAACTTGTTTGACGCATTGTTTACAAATAGGCAAAACATTTGATCCCCATTTCTCGCTTTTATAAAAATCAGATTTAGGTTTAAATTCAGCACAGCAATGACAATAAGCTCCATTTTTCATAGACTCATAAGCTTTACTCAAAGTCTTGTACATCTGTTTTACTTCATTTGGGGTTTTGCCTTTTAGAACGTCAACATCATCAAATGCAGTAATTTTTTTCATCCTATTTCTCCTTTTGACATATTAAAACAACTATTGAGTGATATTTCTATCTGCCAATATATATCTTCATACATATTCAGACACGTAGCATATAACAGCCGAGCAGTCGGGAGCGACCCAACTGCTTTGTTATACCTATAAAACTACGGATAGACTGCTTACTATCACCTTTTACACACCTTTCGGCACAAATATCGTTTTGTTTTAGAATGTACTTGTATAAAAAGCCTTGTGCTACTCAGACCAAACTCCAACGTTATACACGCATTTCTGCGCTTCACGGCTCTACAGATTATTGATATTCCGCAGGTTTGATACAGTCATCGGCTAAACCCTAACTACGGTTATTGTACACAGTACCGTCTATTGCTCTGTCCGTCTCGTTTGTTCCTTTGTATGCGACACATATTGACACATATTCTTGATGTTGAGATTCTGTCTCTCCTTGCACAATATCACTATTATGCAACAGCAATAAACACAAGGTATACCTCATGCGCTTACTGATCTTCCGAACATTCTCAGCACCGTTGGTTTCACGGCTCTGCACTGAGTTACTCAATAGCTGTTTTAATGTTTCAAAAAAATAGTGGGTATTTTTCGTACCCACTATTTAATACCACCTAATTCAAAAGTGTATTCAATTGCTTTTCCTTGTTCATTAAAAATAAATAAATTTGATTTTGGTGTAGAAGATAACACCTGTGACGTAGCATATGGATCAATGCCAATCACGCTACCTACAGATAACACATTGCACCGAGTGCCAACTTCTTTTGACTGGCTATGATGAATGTGTCCAGAAATTAAGTAGTTAATATCTGTATG